TACACACCATCTCATCATCTCACGACCTTTCTTAGAGATCATTTGTACGTTTGATTGACCATCGTAATTAGATTGATCAACAAATACCATACGGTAAGATTCAAGAGAATAACCTGTAACAGGATGCTTTGCACGAGCTTGTGCAATAGGACCATGATCGAATAAAGGTAATTTAACTACATTTACTGTATGACCATCAATGTGCTCATAAGAAGTAAAGTAACCAGATACACCTAAGCTACGACCTGAACCTGTGATGAAACGATTCTCACCACCTACTTTCCAACTACCTGCATCACCAGAGAAGTGAGCTTTAAGAGCTTCATCGAACTCACGAGCACCACCTGTACCAGTGTACAAAGTAATTTGCTTGTTATTAGCGTCTGACATTCCGTAGAATAAGTCGCCAATAATGTTTTTAATCTTAGACTCAGTTAAAGTTGAGTAAGTATCTTTATTGATAACTTGCTCTAAAAGACCAGGACCGATAACAACGGGTTGACCGTTTTCATCTTTCATCATGTTCTTACCTTTTGCGTCATAAGTTTTTTGTCCGTACCAGTAGTACATCTCACACTCTTCTTTAAAGTTAAGCATGTGAGTATATTCTTCGTAGTCCATCCAAAGTTTTGTAGATCCGCCACCTTTCTTAGGAAGAGTGAATTCAGCTACAAAGTCTTTAGCATTACCAGACATGTGGTATGATTTACGAATAGTACCAATCTTGTTACGTACTTTACCTGGAGTTTCCCAGTTAGATGCATTCCCACGAGAGAAGTCAACTCCTACTGGTGCATACATTTGAGCCCATAGGCTTCCTACTGTAAGACCTTTAGTCAAAGTTGCTGTAAGACTTGGGTTTACTAATCGACATAAGTATCGAAAGTGCCCACCAACTGCTTCAGGCTCTGCCATGATACGTACCTGCTCTCCTGCTTCGTTTACTAAAACATAAGGGAAAACAAACCACTTATCTGGGAATGTTAAATAAAAAGTTGATCCGCCAACTCCTGGAGTTGTTGCGGCTGCTTCTGCTAAGGGTCTAGTCTTTAAAGAATGAGTCTTAACACGATATTCGTATTCCAATCGATCAATTGACTTTACATTTCCAACACCCTCAGTTAAGAACGAAAGTGGGAAACGTTTATCTTCTTTACCCGCTAAGTGAGTAATGATTGGTGACAATTCAGTAGGCTTAGACAACAGAGCATTAGCTAGACTGTTCATATCAGTCATCTGAGAATCATTATAAAAATTCTTCTGAACACTAATGTTATTTCCGTTTACTGCCATTTTAAATTAATTTATATATGCAAAGTTTAAATATTGCCGTTATTAAATATCAAGATCTAAATCATCAACATCAAATTTCGTAGTTCTCCTCTGAGCTTTTCTTGCGCTCTTAACTCTCTCTTCTCCACTCGAAATTTTATCTCTCAATGTTCTGACACTTTTTGTATTAGCTTTCTTATTAATTAAATCATTAAGATTAAAACCTTTATACATTAAGTAATCAATTGCTAGCTTCACATCCATATCTGCTTCAGTGTGATCTAGATCTCGTTGTGTAAGCCCATCGTTATTAACAGGTTGAGAAATGTAGTTAAAAAACTTTGACTTTTCTCGCTCTGGTATTGTTATCCCAGCAAATTCTTGAGAGTCTTTAATAGTGTCTGCAATTCCATTCCAAAATTCCTGTTGTTGCTCTGACTTTTTTTGACTCTGTTCACGTTGCTGTTCATACATCGACTCACGTTGCTGCTCTTGGTACTTACTTAAAGCATCCTTGGCTGCAGCCGCCTTATTAAATAATTTACCAGAATCTTCATAATCTTCTAGCAATTCATTTGTAAACTCTTTATCGTGACCTTTAAGCTCAAAATAGTTAGCTAAAATAACTTTTTGAGATGCTGTATCATTTTCTCTTAACTCAAACTCACCGTAATCCGCTCTTGGATCATGTGCTGCCATAAATTGATTTGATTCTCCACCTTGTAATACATATTCTAAATGTTGTTTTACTAGTGGGAAGTTACTTAAAACTTCATCAATTCTATCATCAGCCATTTGAGATGATACATCTTTAGTCATTTGAAGAAGACCTTCTGGGGTGTCATCATATTCATCTGATGGCTCATACCCTAGTTTTTCTAATATTTCAGAAACTACAGTTGGTTCTCCATCCTCACCATCATCTTCTTCTGTTTCCTCCGCTTCTTCCTCTTCTTCTTCCTGTTCCTCTTCAGGATCGTGTTCTAAAAACTCCTCAGAAGTTTCTTCAACTTCATCTTGAGGTTCTTCTTGAACTTCTTCCGTCTCTTCTTTGACGGGCTCTGCGTCTGGTAGATCAACTCCATCTGTTATTGAATCTACTGGATCTGCAGAAACAACATCGTCTATAGTGATGTCGTCTAACGCAATTTCATCGTGCTCTTCATTCATATTGTTGGTTTTTATTGTTTACAAAAATAAATAATATACCTAATACTTTTACATATCAGTTAGTTTTCTTAATTGTTATTATTATATAACACTTTAATCAAAATATGACATAACTTTATTTTTAGCCATATCTAACATATTGACTTTTTCAACCCCAGAAGCCTTTGGATTATACTTTTTTAAAGATCTAACCTCTTCAGGAGTAAGTCCTAAATCAGTAGAACTTCCTAAATTTATATCTACAGGTAATCTAGACTTTACTTGATCCCCTAACTTGTGGGCATCTTGATATATACTACCTTCATCATTATTCCACCACATTTTAGCCATATCCCATGCACTAGCCCCTGTCTTTTTTACATTTCTTTGAGAATAATTAAAATCATAATTGTCTTGTACGTGTACATTACCGTCATCATCTATTGTGTATGTAGCATTTCCAGTTAAACCATGTAAAGCTTCTTTTGTAGCTCCTATCCCTGTAAAAGGTAAAGCATCTTTAACTAAAATATTACCAATACCTTTATTTTTTAACATTAGTCTAGCTGCTTCAGATGATCTAGCATTATTAATTTTTTCATTATTACTATATTCTCTATAATCCAAATTACCTTTTTTTCCTTTATCTAAATTTGATCTAAGCATAGATTTGTACGCAGCTAGTTCGTCAGCTCTTAAATCATCCTCATCTACATCAAAAAAAGATTGATTCTTTTTTACGAACCCAGAACTTTGTAGAGCAGCATTAGCAAGATATTGTAAATAAGATTGTCCAGATTGAGACACTCCAATAGGAGATTGTATATGCCCGGTAACACCTCGGTTATTAGCTCTGGCAGTATATTTATCATATGCTTTTTGAGAATCTTTACCCCAACTTCCATCAACCCCATCTTTATTAACTCCCCAGTTTCCTAAATTGTATCCTTCGTCAACTAAAAGTTGCTGCATTTCTGTTACATTCTTTTCTCCCCAAGGTCTTTTAGGGCCACCTTCTTTGTATTTTTTTCTTAAGCCTCCGTGGTATTTCTTTTCTTTAAAGGGTTGTATATTTTTTTCAATATACTCTTCACTATTAAAAAGTAAATCTTTTTCTTTTATCTTTTCAATAATTCTTTTTTTAGCTTCTTCATCACTGTCTGAGGTATATCCAATATAAGCGCCAACTAAATTATTATATATATCTTGATAAGATTCTTTTAGTATAGATGTAATAGGTTTACCCCCCTTTATATCTTTCGCGTATGCAGCTCTTTTTTCTGGTTTATATATTGCTTCAAATTCATGCCCCATAGGAGCTAAAATGCCTTTTAACCCGTGATCTCTTACATTTAAAGCTGTAGCGTAAGAATGTCTAAATGCATCTAAAGAGCCTCCAGTAGTTCCATACCATTGAGGGTCTCCTTCTTGAGGATTAGCAAATAGTGCTTTTTCTTCACGAATAGCTTCTTGTGCGTTAGGTGAAGCCCCTGAATGTAGATTAGTTTTAATTTCTCTAGCTTTAGATAAAAGCCAATCTTTAATACCTCCGTCTTCATATTGACCAGGCTGAATCATAGCACCCCTTTTAGATCCCATAGTTTGATTTAATCCTACACCAGAAGTAGACGGTGTAACCATTTCCCCTTTCTTGTCATAAACTTGAGTAGCAAAAGAAGGAGATGCTGGAGGAGATACAGGTGCTGTTGGAACTTGAGGAGGGGAGCCAGCTGCTTCAGGAGATTGCATTTGAGCATTCTCTTGCTGTATAGCCTCATATACAGGTACTTCTAACTCACCTGCAATAGATTGTTTTATTAAATCTAATTTACTCGTTGTATCCATTATCCTTTAGTAGCTTCTTTCTTCTTAGCGGCCTTAAGCTTTTTATCTTCGTTCTTAGAGTCTTCTGATATTTTAGTCTTGTCATTGTCCTCTTTAGCTTTGTTAGACCTGCCCTTTTCTGAAATCTCTGTTTCTTTAATACCAAGTTCTCTTTCTTTTATATCTAATTCTCTATTCTTAGCTATAGCATCGTTTTCATTTTTACCAGATGTTAATCCTGCATGAATCTCAGCAACCGCAATTTGAGTCTCACGATCTTTTTCTTTATTCATGTTTTCATTATCTAGTTTAGCTTGCTCCATTTCTAATTGTGCTTGCTGCGCTTCTTGCTCTGCTTTTTGTTGCTGTTGCTCTAATTCTTGTTGTTGCACCTCTGCAGCTTTTAATTTAGATTTAATTTGAGTAAAGTTTTTACTATCTAGCATTTCAAGTACTGCTGATGCTGGTAAACCATTTTGAATCATAGCTTGACTCATTTGTTTAGCTATTTCTAACTTCTCTGTTTCTTCTCCAGAATCAGTTACCCAAATACCATATTCAGATTCCATATGCTCTAAAGTTTCCATATCTAGAAACTCTGTAGCTCCATCAGGCATAATAAACGATGCCTTCTTACCATTAATCCAAGCCTCTTTAGAGTAGTCCAATAAAGCTTGTAAATCTCTTTGCTCCATTCTACCAAACTTACGGAATAAATCCTCTGTAATATGAGATGATTGTATAATAGCTTGTTGAGATGTAGATTTACCTTCGTAAGCACCAACCTCTCCTTGGCGTTGTCTGTTTACTCCAGATAACTTCTCCCACTCTTGCATTATAGTTTCTAATAAAGCTATGTATTGCTCAATAGTTTTGATAGACATATCAAGAACTGATTGATGCTGAGGAGAAAGCTGAACACCTTCTTTATTGTAATCAACCCATGCGATACCAGTACCTTCTACATAGTACATGAATTTATCCATGTCCCATTTCTTAGGTATCATATTAATATCAAATTGTGCAATAATATCTTTTGAGCGAGCGATAGCGAGCTCGAGCCGATATTTATACACATTATATGTTAGTTGATAAGGTATACCCAAAGACACTAAAGATATATTATCAGAATTAATATCTGAATATCGTCTACCATTAATTGGAAGTTTACATATAGATGGGTTATCTAAAGATTGACGTTGATTAGGTATTGGATTAATATCTATAAATATTCTTCCATCAATTTTAGTTCCTTTCCAAACTTCATTTACCCATAGCCACTCTATTTTACCACCTTGCTCTTTAAGTTCTTTAGGCATTCTAAAACCATCCTCAACTTCTATTTCTTCTACCTCACCTGTTTGAGGGTCCATATAAGTTAAGAAACCTATACGTTTTCTAGATTTCCAATATACGTTTATAATTTCAATTAATCTATTATTAAACTGATTAGCATTAGGGCCTGTAGCCCCAACAGATAACCAAGGTATATGAGAGTTACCCATACCATGCGGTTCTTCTAGACTAACTATTTCTTCATCAGATAAAAACTCGTGATAATAATCAATAATAGTTGATGCATGCACAAATTTACGCACTAAAGCCCAGTCACCATCCTCAACAAACTCTAAGTCTGGATCAAGATCATAATCTACATCCACTGGATTTAAAACTTCATAAAAAGGATCTCCCCCTCTTACTCCTCTATGTGTGTATACTTCACCAGATACTAAATAATGAAACCACGCTTTATCTAATTTATCTTTAACTTCTTCACGAGCCATTATATAATTAAGAGCGCTTTGCCCCATTATAGCTCTATTATCTACATAAGTATTGTTAAATAATTCTTCTAATTGTTGAGGTAACTCTACTTCTGCTGGATCCATCCCAGTATCAATACCAGCTTCAGATGCTTTATTAGCAAAATGTTGTTGTAAGTTTCTATATATAGCTTCGTTCTTAGCTTCTTCTTTTCTAGTTACTGCATTTGCATTTAATACACTAACAGTAAAGTTTAAAGGACGTTTTGCCTTTTCCCCCATTAATAAATCTATTATAGGTTTAATTATAGGAAAATTACGTAATGTAGATGGGAAGTTTTTACGTGTCTTACCATATGGTTTTAATAACTGACTATAATCATTGTCATCTATATAACCATTGTACATGTCATAGAATTTACGTAATTCATCACGTCTTTTTGAAAAAGAAGAGGTATTAGCTGACAAGTTTATATACCCATCCACACACTCTTCTCTCCATTTTTTATTTTTCTTCGCTAAAGGAAGTTTTTGTCTTGGTAAATTATCGTAGCTCATAATCGAACAAATTTAAGAAATTTTAAGACCACTTAAAAATATTTGTAAAATTTCCTTTTATATTTATTAATATGTCATTAATAGTAATTAGAATCAAACCATGTATCTGCAGATCTATCTTCTAATATATCTTTAACTTCAGCGTTATATAATTCTCTGGTATGATACATACCTATCATGAAAGCCATAACCCTATCAAAGTTACCTTGGTGATTAAATTTAATTAATTCCTGCAAAAAAGCAAGATCATAAATTTTATGTAAATTTAAAGTTTTTTCTCCATCCTCATCAGTACCTCTAGGAGTGCTGAGCCAGTCTCGAATATATATCTCACCTTGTCTTTTACGCTGTTCAGTCATATGCATACCATATTGACGTTTTACAGTTTTACTTCTGAGTTCTTTTTTATCTAACATTTCAAACTCTTCTTGAAGTTTATGCAACTTTCTATATCTTTTAGCATATGCAATGATCTCTCCACGATCATTTTCAAACCCTATTTTACATCCATAATAATCTGCTAACATAAATAAATTTCTATTATATTCATCAGAAGTTTTAGGACGACCTACATAGCTTGCTACAACCATATCATCAGGGCTAGAAATATTATTAGGGCGCTTAATTACATACGCAGCACCTAATGAACTGCTATCTGCTGATTGATTTTGACCATAAGGGTCATGACAAATAACATACATGTTTCTAGGCACTTGCTGTTTAGTATTTTTATACGGGGATTCATAAATTACTACTCCCCCAGTATTATCATCTTCTCTTCTATGTGGGTACCTTAAAATTTGTTTTACATCACCATCTACTTTAAATTTAACTTTACCCTCTTTATCATGATACAATTTACCTGTTGTTCCTAAAGATTGTAATCCCCTAGATTTCACATAGTTATATTGTTCTTGTAATGATGCTACATCAAATAAATTTGCAGTTACTTGAAGAGTAGCTTCTTGAGGAGAGAAAGGGTGCTCAGCTATATACTGATCTAATGATTTAGCATCTGCAGCACCTTTCTTTTTGTCTCGCATTACTTCTTCATGGGTGATAGCTTTTTCTTTTTTAGAATTACCATCTTTATCTATAAACCCATCTAGGTTAGTGTAGATAGGAACAAAATACCCACATTTAGTCCCCATAGATCCTTCATCCCATATATTAGTATAATCCATGCAATCATATGCTGCAGGATTATAGAATATCTCCTCCATAGCTTCAAAATCCGCTCCTTCCGTACCACCTGTACCAAATGCTATCATAAGCCCTAATGTTTTAGCACCTTGACGCATTGTAGGCATGGTTACCTCCCAAGCTTTTAACAATCCGGGAAAGGATCCGGCTTCCTCAAAAAATACGAGTTCACCGGCCTTCCCCCTCACCTTGTCGGGATTGTCTTTAAGAGATACGCCCATTATTTGGGACTTCATCCCTAATTCTATTTCAATACCATTAATTTTTTTCTTATACCCAGACATCTTACTCATCTCTCTATCTCTTAGGCGAGGTTGAGCCCATGCAGTGTTGTCATCTATAAAGGATAAGAACTCCCAAGCTTTAGATAAGAGCCCATCACCAATTAAGTATTCTTTTTGTCCTGCAAATACAAAGTTCTTTGAATTCTTTACAAAGAAGTAGTTACGAGCTAACATAGACCCAGCTTTGTATGAATACCCTTTACGACGAGCCTTAAGTACAACCATGTGGCGGTTTGTTTTTCTAGCCTCGTCTATCTCCATAAAATAATGGTGATCCCCATCGTAAAACGAAGGGAATGTTCTCTCACGTCTAGATTGTATTGTACCGTCTGGCAGTTCTTCATCTACCGCTCTATCGATTGGGCAGTAGTTTAAATAGAAGTAGTGGAAACCTGTGATGTAAAGGGCATCTTCGGTGCCCTCATCAGCAGTATAGCCATACATGCAACGCTCTTTTTCGTTATCCCAATAAGTATAATATTCACGCGTACCGGGAAGGGCGTTAGTATAAAAGCCGTACTTTTCAAAGTGTACGGCTGCAGGTCTTATTCTATTTATATTTTTAAATTTAGACACTCTTTTTCTTTATCCTTAATAATACTTGACATTTCTCGTACTCTTCTAAGCTTTCAAAGTGTTCAATTAAAAAATCTAAAGTCTCTGGGTCTCTTCCTGTCTCTTTCTCAGGATTGAAAGGTAAAACATAATTTTTAACTCCAGCCACTGATAAATCAGTTATAAGTGAATCTAAAGTTACCTTACCAGTTATAAAATCATAAGCATTATCCATTGCGGTGTTAAATTCTTCTATATCTTCTAAAAAATCCATATTACATACTGTATTTATTTACTTCAACTCCACCTCTATTTGGATTACTAGCTTGCTCTTCTTTTTTAACTATTTCCTCTAATCTTGATAAACCATCTACTACTTTTCCCATCTTCTCTAAGTTTCCAATTAAATCTTTAGCCGTATATATAGGCTTTCCTCTATCATCTAATTCTGTTAAATCTACTGTTCTAAAATACTTTTCTAATTTAGTAACAGACTCTGTTGCAGCTTTTAATAACTTAACTGCCGAAGTTTCAATGAGTTCTGCATATTTTTTACAAGCAGCTAGTACTCTATTTGAAGGCTTCCATTTATTATCTTCTCCAAATATACTATTTTTTACTTCAATTTCACGTTGACTCCACTCATAAACTGAAAATGGAGAGCGATGATCAACCATAAAATAAACAAATGTAAGATCTTCTACTTTTAGTTTTTGAAATTCTTTTATTTGAAGAGCGTATGCACTAGGTACAGCTTTATTATCCTTAATATGGATTAAATCATCTTTTAGTTTCATCTTTTAATTTATTTATATGTTTAATCCTTTCTTTTTTAGCAGAGAATTTGCCAAAATAAGGTAAACGTATAGATTCAAAGTCACCTGTTTTTATTATATTTTTTACAAATTTAAATTGAAAGGTAACTATCTCTTCTACTTTACTAATAGGAAGATTATATTTAGTAGCTAATTTATATATTAACTCTTCTTTATTTTTGCTCACCTTTCTGTGGCTTTGGTTTTGGAAGCTTTGATAAATCTTGAGCCTTCCATTTATTGTCTGGACATGTAGTTGTTTTCCATTTAGCTTTATGCTCAACTAAACATCCGCATTTACCACACCTCATCATATTACGTAATAAGTGAGGGCATGCATCACAAGTTAATAATCTTTCTTTATAATCTTTTTCAGAACAATTAGGAGCACCAGCTTTAACGTATTCAGTAAGATCTTTACTGAAAGACTTCATCATCTTAAATACACTAGGTGGTTTAGCTGGGACTGTAGGGGGTGGAGTCTTTGGTTTTAAATTTTTAGAATCTTCAGAAGAAGTTCTCTTTGCTTGTCTATCTTCTAATCGTTTTCTAGCCTTGCTTATTTTATTTTTAGGTCCTCCAGATTCAAATTTTTGACCAAGAATTTCTTTTTTCTTATTCTTCATAATGTAATTCTATTTCTAATTGTAACAATTCTCCCTTTGAATTTTGAACTATAATTAAAGTATAGTAATATGAAGAATGTGTAGTATAAATGTAATGATCATCACCGGTTATCTCCATATTTTATTAATATTTCTACACTTGATGTTTCAGGATCAAGTAATTTATTTAAAGAGTAGTATTTACCTTTTTTAATTATAACACCTTTCTTTTTAAATCGTTTTACGTAATTATTTAAAGTATTATAATCTTCAATACCAAGTTTAGATGCAACTACTTTTTTAATCTCTACATTACAAGCATTTTTTATTTTTTCTTTAGATGCTCTATTTGCATCTACAAATGCTGCTAGTATCTCTAACTCTTTTTTAGTTAGATTAAATAGACCGTTCCAAAGTCTAATATACTTATAAGTTGTGTCTATTTTTACGGTTATTCGTTTTTTATTGCTCATAGTCTTCATCCATTTCGACTTCAATACTAACTTTAAATCCTGTATCGCATATACTTAGTTTAGTATCCCAAGATTTAATCATACCTACGGCATCTATATCTGAGATCTTTTCTTCAAATTTAAGAACAGTGCGTATCCATTCTTCAGGAGTATCTACTATTACACTACTAGTAATCATTGCTTACCTACTATTTGGTGTTCGCCAACTAATAAGCAAGGTTTACCATCAATATCTAATTGAATTGCTTCTGTTCTAGGATCTATTACTGCAGTATCTCCTTTTTTAACAAAGGTACAGTGCGGACCAACAGAGATAACTTTTAGAATATTAGTAGCTCTAGATTTTCTTGTTGAATCATCTAAAATAATTCCAGATTCTGTTGTTTCTGATGTTGGATCGGGTAAAACTACCCACGCGTTATTTGGTTTAAAAGCCATTTTATATAGTTTTATGTTTCCACAAATATATAAAAGTTTTTAATACAATGCAAAATTTTATTTGAAGAGATCCAAAAAGGCATAGCTATCCCCCTTGGTTTTTGGATTTCAAGTGTGATTTTAGCTTTTAGCAGTGCTCCCGATGGGGACCCAAGGATAGTAATACTGATGTTAATTCACCGCACTTACCTATGTGCAATCTATCCTAACTAAAGCCTATACGTTACTCTTTCCGAAGCTATTGGAGAAAACTCTGGTTTTATTTAAACCTACAATCCAACTTCTGACCCCTTTTTGGCTACCTGGGGGGTGATACTCATTGAGTGCTTCTAATCTAACTACCGCAATTCTCACAACTTTCTTGATCTTCTAAAGAGCAAGTTGGTTGATCGACATCTGTGAGATCTTTAACATAATCTTCGAAGGAATCATGAAATACCTTCTTTTCATACTTAGTAAAATCTTCACTTGTTTTAAGTGATTGTACTTTAACAGTCGTGCATGTGCACTGACCATCTTTACAGTTTTTGCAGTTT